GGAGATGCGGGTCAAGATAGGCGAGATAGTAGAACTCAAGTACAAGCAACACGCGGTACTACAAAAGCAGTTGAAAAAACCGGAAAAGCATCACTTGATTACAATTTACGATTAATACGAACGTTTGGTAAGATGGATGGATCGTTTAAAAGTCTTTCGGATGCAATATTAGCATCAGGTGTTAAAGGCGGAACTGGGCAAATTATTGCAACATCACTTGGTGCTCTAGACAAATATGTACAGATAGTTAGACAATTATCAGATGTTGGTTCAGGATTAAACTCCGAGTATATTGATTTAGTAAATTCATCAGCTAATGCATTTATGTTTATTGATGAGTTTGCAAGTACAGTTGGTGAACACAATTTGGCTATACGTAATTTAGGTGAGTCGGCTACTGAAGGCTTTATGCAATTTTCACAGTTATCAAGGCAATTACAAGAAAATACTAGACAGTTCGGTATGTATGGTATGCAACAAGAAGAATTAAATGAATTATTATTAAACCAAATTGAAATTGAACGACAATCAGGTGCAACTGGGCTTGACGTAACCCAACGGACTGCCGCGGCAATGGAAAACTTAATTAGTGAAACATCAGGTATGGCAGAAATTACAGGACGTAGTCGACGAGAAGCAATGCTAGAAGCACAATCTGCAACACAAAGAGTTGATGTTAGCACATATCTACGTCAAGTACGAAATCGAGATGGTGACGAAGCCGCTGACATCGAAAGAGGTATGATTCAAAGATTAGTAGCTCAAATGCAACAACAGTTTGGCAAAGAAACTGGTGCAGTAATGGCTAACGATTTTATTAAAGCATATGTAACTGGTGGAGGGTTAGCAGTAGCCGAAGAATTGCAAAAATTAGCTGGTGTAACGGATCCTACAAAAATACAGGCTGTTATTAAGGCTTTAGGATCAGGGGATAAGGAGCAACTTGGAGGTGCAATTAACTCATTAGGTTTAGAAATGGTAAAAGCCGCTGACAGCGTAGACGTTGTAATGTTAGGCTTACATGAGGGGTTGAACATGGCCGCTACTGCCGCATCTGACTTTAAAGAAATGACAACCAAAGAACTTGATGTCGCTAGAAAAAACCAGAAAGCCCATCTTGAAAGTACAGATAAAGATGTATTGTTATCTTTAGAAAACTTTCAAAGACAAATTATTGCACAAATTAGTGGTTCAGCAAATTCATTACTTGTTATTGCTGGAAACTTTGGCGTTGAGAGTATGAAACAGATGAACCAGTGGGCCGGAGGCATACCACAAGATCTTATAAAATTTTTAGGTATGGATATGACACAATGGGTGCAGAGCTCTTTAGCTCATGTAGGTGGAGCAACACCATTTGCTACATTACCTGATGCGTATAATACGTGGGCCGGTAATGGTTCACCACATGACAATACTGCTCCAACAGTAACAGCCCCCCAAATAAATGCACAAGAACCAGATATATTTGCTAGTATTGGCAAATCAATTAGCGGAGCGTTAAGTCCAGCTTCTGCACTTATTTCTAAGGAAATAAACGATCTTAAAATAGCAATAAATAGTTTAAAAGAACTATTAAAAGAAAACCTATAACAAGAGAAATAGCATGGCCGGATGGCGAAAGCACTTTAGAGGTGCAGACATACAAAAATTAGAAGCAAAGACGGTTGGTAGTAGTGGACCGTCTGCTACACATAATAGGTTTCATAGTTGGTTACCTGAAGTTTATACAGGACAACCTAATCGTGTTGAACGTTATATGCAGTATGATCAGATAGATGTTGACAGCGAAGTAAATGCCGCACTTGATACATTGTCTGAATTTTGTACGCAACAACGTGACAACGATCATATGGCTTTTGAATTTAATTTTAAAGATGAAGCCACTGAAGCTGAAATTGATGTACTTAAAAAATCATTAAAACAATGGACAAACATTAATGATTGGGATACACGTTTATGGCGCATGATACGTAGTACATTAAAATATGGTGATCAATTTTTTATTCGTGATCCCGAAACATATGAATGGATTTGGGTTAATCCTGCTGATGTTTCTAAAGCAATTATAAATGAAGCAAAAGGTAAAGAAATTGAACAATATGTTATACGCAATTTACAATTAAACCTGCAAGAAAAAACTGCTAGTGAAATTATAGCACACTCAGATAATTATTCTAGTATGCAGACAATGCAACAAGGCGGTATTGTCCAACAGCATAATTTTAATAATATGCAATCATCAGCACTTTCTGATCAAATTAAAGAATACGGTGTAGATGCAGAACATGTAGTTCATTTAAGTTTAACCGAAGGGTTAGATGTAAATTGGCCGTTTGGTCAAAGTATATTAGATCATGTTTTTAAAACATATAAACAAAAAGAACTATTAGAAGATGCTATTATAATTTACAGAGTACAAAGAGCCCCGGAGCGTCGTGTATTTTACATTGACGTAGGAAACATGCCATCACATAAAGCGATGGGGTTTGTGGAACGTGTTAAAAATGAAATACATCAACGACGTATTCCATCACGTACCGGGGGTGGCGCAACTGTAGTTGATGCTAGTTATAATCCACTTAGTGTTATGGAAGATTATTTCTTTGCACAAACTGCTGAAGGACGAGGATCAAAAGTTGAAACATTGCCAGGAGGCGAGAATTTAGGACAGATTGATGATTTACGATACTTTACAAATAAAATGCTTAGGGCATTACGGATTCCTAGTTCTTACCTTCCTACAGGCCCAGATGATGGAACTGCTAGTTATGTAGATGGAAGAGTAGGAACAGCATTTATACAAGAATTTAGATTTACAAAATATTGTCAGCGATTGCAATCATTAGTAGCGCCTGAATTTGATAAAGAGTTTAAATTGTTCTTAAAGTTTAGAGGAGTTAATGTTGATAGTGGGTTATTTGATTTAGTATTTGTAGAACCACAAAGTTTCTCAGAGTATCGAGAACTAGAACTTAATCAACAAAGAGCAAATATTTTTGGAGCATTATCAGAAGCACCATTTTTGTCACGTAGGTTTACACTTAAAAAATATTTAAATCTTAATGAAGATGAAATTGTTGAAAATGAAAAAATGTGGGCTGAAGAAAATCCAGTAGTTGCAGGTTCCGATGACGGTCAAGTTGAAGCCGCAGATAATTTAAGTGCAGTAGGAGTACGACCTGTTGATACTGAAATGGCAGGTCTAGAGCCCGAAGCAGAAGCAGAAGCAGAAATGGCGCCTGATATGTCAGGACAAGAAAGCCCAATATCTGGCACGCCGCCAGAAGAAGGACCACCACCTGAAAGAGGAATATAATGAATTTAACTAATTTAGTAGAATATTATGACGCTGACGATGATAGGTTAACAAAGCAAAAGCCGTCTGATACACGCAAAATCAAACTAACTTTGCGACATTTAAATAAATTGAGAAAAATGCAAGAAATCAAAAAAGCTGATCTTGCAAAACGCAAAGATTTCTTTGATAAAATTTATTCAAGACCCGCACCTGAATCAGCACTATAATTTTTTATGCTGAACAATAATATATTAGTTACTGCTAACGCAGGCCGCTCCGCGAACTTTCTAGTTCGACTTCTACAATTTAGTCCTGATGTATATTTTCAAGATTCAAATGATTACAATATGCGGTTTTCAGAAATATTTGAACCTGAAAATTTTATGACATCAAAAGTTATAGCTCATTCAAATATTAATTTTGAAGATTTATCTGAATCCCTTAAAGATCATTATTTGGACCGTGTAAGGCCTGATATAGCAAATGAGATTGATCCTGAAACTAATACCATTAATGCGAGCCCGCCTGTATCTGTAAACGATATATTATATTTTGAAAAAATGCTTGAGCAAGAAAAAGGCAATGTAAAGCATGTATATTTTACTCACGCTCAACATATATACAAAGATGATAAAATTGATTTTCTTCTACAAGATAACAGATATCTTGTACATGTTTATTTAGATAAAGAATCTTTTACTAACCTTCAAATTATAAAATTAATAATAGATCGGCAATGGTTTCATTTAACTGAACACATAGATGAGGAACATACAAAAGATGTTCGTCCAGAAGAATTAGAAAGATCAGCTAGAAGAGATGAAGAAGTACTATCAGAATTATACGGACAAAAGAAAGAGACACGCGAGTGGCTATTTTATAAACAAAGAGATTATGTTAAACTCCTAACAATAATATTATGGGATTGCTTAAGATGGATTAGAGACTATTCTTTACGAGATTTTCCAGATCCTGCTCACTTGCAAATTATTGAAGAAAGAAAAAACAAAATTATTGAATTTCCTATGTCGCATATAATAGATGCTAATAAAGTTCATAATTTAACAACTCGGTTAGGATTAAACATTGATATTAAACTTTTACAAAAATATATTAACGCATACATAATGTTAAACAAATATTATGACTATCCATTATTATCTGCTAATATTTTAGACACAACAAAATTATGTGAAGGGTTGTTTTATAACAGTGGTCGTTTAGGACAATATTTTGATGATATGAAAGATACAGTTAAAAACAAAGAACTAATAACGGAATTAATATCTCAACATTTTGGACATGCAGGTGTACACTATCCAGAATATATTAACATATATAAAATGATAGCTAAAATACTTAAACTAGTTATAGAACGAAACAGCGAAACTAATGGAGCATTTGTACACGGACTATATAGTCAAGAAATTGTTCATACCTTTTTAATGGATAATTTTGCCAAAGAAATAGCAATTAACAAACAAATTATAAAAGAATTATAATCAATTTTACAATTACAAACTCAAAAAGTTCTCAAAATTGTCAAAACTTGTCGTTTTTGACCCAATTATACCCCTTTTTGATTTACTATATTAAATAACATATACGCAATTTTTCAGGAGTTGTTATGACTACACGAGATAAATTAGAAAAAGTCCTCGAATATATTATAAACGAGGAAACAGACAAAGCAAGCGACCTGCTTCACGATGTATTCGTGGAAAAGGCACGAGGCATATATGAAAACCTCGTTACTGAAGATGAAATAACTGAAGACGATATTCTTGATGAAAAGAAAGATGACGACGAAGTTGATGAATCTAAAGACGACGAAGTTAAGGAAGATAAAGATATAGACGAAGCAATTGTTAGGAATCCAGAACAAGATTTTACTAACGATATGTCACATTCTAAACCTGTGCATGATGATATCGAAGAGATTGAATCAGAAGAAATGTACAGCGAAGATGGTGAAGAAGACGAAATGCCAATGGACATGGATATGGAAGTAGAGCCCGAAGCTGATGTTGACGGTGAAACAGGCGATCCAGAAGTAGACCAAGCATTTGTTGATGCTGAAGAAGCATTAGATCGTTTGAAAGCTGAGTTTATGGGATTAATTGGCGGTGAAGATGAAGCACCAGCTGACGAAGAAATGCCAATGGACATGGAACCAGAAATGGAACCAGAAATTGAAGGTCAACAATTTGAATCCAAAGTTAAGGATACAGTTGAAGAAGATTTCGAAGAAATCGAAGAGGCCGCATCAATGAACTCCGTAGCAGATCCTAGTAATACTGATACAGCAGATAATAAAAAGTCACCCATAGCAGGTAAAAATGATATGGGCGGAACCGCTGTTAAAGTAAATGATGGCTCAGAAGGCGATCACGGTTCTCCATCTGTTTCAGAAGATTCAGCAGGTAACGTAAATGTTCCTGGTGGAAAAGCCGGCAAGTCACAATCAGATGTGTCAGCCCCGGGAAACAGTGAAGGCGCGGACAATAAAACAAGTCCAATTGGTTCATAAGGATAAACAATGAAATTAGTTGAAAGATTGAGTTTTGAACAAGCAAAGCTAAGTGTAGAGAGTATCCAGGAAGGTGAAGGATCTGAAAAGAATCTTTACATGAATGGTGTGTTTATACAAGGTGATGTTAAAAATCAAAATTCGCGAGTATACCCAATTAATGAAATTGCAACCGCAGTTAAATCTCTGCAAGAAAAGATTGTTAAAGGTTTTTCAGTTTTAGGTGAGGCAGACCATCCAGATGATCTAACAGTTAATTTAGATCGGGTGAGCCACATGATAACTGAAATGAGTATGAAAGGCTCGGACGGAGTAGGTAAACTTAAAATTTTACCAACGCCTATGGGTAATATCATAAAAACATTACTTGAGTCGGGCGTCAAACTAGGTGTTTCCTCTAGAGGAAGCGGCAACGTTGGCGAATCCGGCAAAGTAAGTGATTTTGAAATTGTAACTGTAGATATAGTTGCTCAACCAAGTGCGCCAGAGGCATATCCAAAGCCCATTTATGAGGCTTTGCATAATATGCAGGGTGCTGATGTTCTAACTAAGTTAGCTGAAGCAACAACGCACGACAGACGAGCTCAACAACATTTACAGAAACACATAATTGGGTTCATAAAAGAACTCAACAAGTAGGAGAGAAATTTATGGCAAATGCAATTGAGGACCTGTTAAGTTCTGAGGCACTCTCCGAGGATGCTAGAGGTCAAATCCAGGAAGCGTGGGATTCTAAACTAACTGAACAAAAAGAAGCTATGAAAGCTGAATTGCGTGAAGAGTTTAGTCAACGATATGAACATGATAAAGGTCAAATCGTTGAAGCAATGGATCACATGTTATCGGATGCGATTAAAGCAGAAATTGAGGAGCTTGCCGAGGACAAAAAAGGATTAGTTGATAGCCGAGTAAAGTATACGAAGGCTGTTGGCTCACATGTAGATGTTCTTGATAAATTTGTAACCGAAGCCCTTGCTAAAGAAGTGAAAGATCTTCGCACAGATCGTAAAACAAGTGGTGATAACTTTGCGAAATTAGAAAGTTTTGTTGTTAACAATATTTCTAAAGAGCTTAATGAGTTTCACACAGATAAACGAGCTGTTGTAGAGCAAAGAGTTAAATTGGTTAAAGAAGGTAAGGCTTTGATTGCCGAGACAAAACGTGACTTTGTTAAAAAGGCCGCTGAAAAAGTAGAAAATATCATCAGTGGCGCTTTAAGAGCTGAAGTAGGAGCACTTAAAGAAGATATTGAGTCCGCAAAACAAAATAACTTCGGAAGAAAAATTTTCGAAAGTTTCGCGGCAGAATTTTTAACAAGTTATCTTGCAGACGGCACAGAAGTCAAGAAATATCAAAACAGGGTAACAGAGCTAGAGACAAAACTTGGTGAAAGTAATGGCACTCTAGAAAAAGCAATAGTCGAAATTAAAAAGTCGAATGCTAAAATTAAAATCGCAGAAGACACAGCACAACGTGAAAAACTTTTAAGCGAATTATTAAGCCCACTGGCAAAGGGTAAAAGAACTCTTATGGGAGAACTGTTAGAAAGTATTCAAACAGATCAACTTAGAGGATCTTTTCAAAAGTACTTGCCTGGCGTATTAAATGAGGAAACTGCTGTTTCTGCAAAGAAAATGCAGAATAAGCAAAAACTTACAGAAGACGCTAAAATTAAAACTCAATCAGAAACGCAATCAACAAGGCGAACTGTGATTACCGGCAATAGGCCAGTTCACATTTATCCAGAAACCAGTGATGCAAAAGCTGAAATACTAAATCTGCAAAAATTAGCAGGTATGAAATAAAATAAAGTAGGAGAAATATATGGCAGACGCAATTTTTGAGTCAAATTGGCAACAAACTAAAGAGGCTCTCTGCGATGGTCTGGAAGGCAACAAAAAAGTTGTTATGGAAACAACTTTAGAAAACACACGACAGCATTTAATGGAATCCGCTACTGCAGGTTCTACAAACGCAGGTAACGTCGCAACGTTGAATAAAGTTATTCTTCCGGTTATACGCAGGGTAATGCCTACCGTTATTGCTAACGAAATTATCGGAGTCCAACCAATGAGTGGACCCGTCGCGCAAATTCACACACTAAGAGTACGTTACGCTGACACTGACAATGGTGCCACTGCAGGTAGCGAAGCACTTAGTCCCTTTGATATTGCCGCAAATTATTCAGGTGCACCGGCCTCAAGTGCCGCACCTAGCCCAACAGCCGATTTAGAAGGAATAGCTGGTAACAGAATGTCCATCCAAATCTTGAAGCAAACAGTTGAAGCGAAGTCGCGTAGACTGTCCGCACGTTGGACTTTTGAAGCCGCACAAGATGCACAATCACAGCACGGTCTAGATGTTGAAGCAGAAATTATGGCTGCTTTGGCTCAAGAAATAACCACTGAGATTGATCAAGAAATCTTGAGCAGCCTTGGAACATTAGCTGGAACAGCCATTGGTACATACGACCAAGGTGCAGTTTCCGGTACAGCCACGTTTGTTGGTGATGAGCATGCCGCTTTAGCAGTTCTAGTTAATAGAGCCGCTAACTTGATCGCTCAACGCACACGTCGTGGTGCAGGTAACTTTGTTATTGTCAGTCCGACTGCATTAACAGTTCTGCAAAGTGCTACAACTTCAGCGTTCGCAAGAACAACTGAAGGTACATTTGAAGCACCAACCAATACAAAATTTGTTGGAACACTGAATAGTTCAGTACGTGTTTATGTCAATGCTTATGCAACAGACGCAACAGACGTGTTAGTTGGTTATAAAGGACCAGGCGAAATGGATGCCGCAAGTTTTTATTGCCCATACATACCGCTAATGAGTTCTGGGGTCGTACTTGATCCAAGTTCCTTTGAACCAGTCGTAAGTTTTATGACTCGATACGGTTATGTCGAGTTGTCGAATATGGCCAGTTCCTTAGGTAATGCAGGTGATTATCTTGCAAAAATTGGTATTAATACAACCAACCTTAGCTTCATTTAAGCTAAACTATAAACAAGGTACTGCTTCGGCAGTACCTTTTTTTACGACTTGATTTTCTTGATAAATAATTTAAATTAGTTAAAGTATCAAAGATAAAGACTATGAGTTCCATTTTAGTTCCATATGAAAATAGCAATTTAGAAATTGATAGTTGTTATAATATAACCATCCCAAAGGGAACAGACGCTGAACGTACCCACGCAAGTTTTTCATTAAAAGAAGGCGCACTAAGATATAATACAACTTCCAATGTTTTAGAATTTTATAATAGTTCATCCTGGGTTTCTCCAGCAATAAATCTTACTGGATTAAGTGATGTAGGTACAGCCACAGCAACTTGTGGAAATTTGTTAATAGGTGGTGGAGCATCATTTACATCTCAACCAGTTTCAGGTCATATTACTTTAGCCGCGAATGGAAGTACAGTAGTTCAAACATCTGTTATATGCAGTCAAACTTGTGCTACAATTGATAGCAATAATGATTATTTGCTAGTTGTTGATGCAACAGATAATGCATATAAAAAAGTATTAGCATGTGATTTTTCAGTATGTTGTGCTACAACTGCTGGATCATCAAGTGGTGGTATATCCGATTCAGCTTGTTGTCTTACAACTCCAAGAGATTTTTCAGTTACAGGCGATATAACTGCTACGGCAGTTTCATTTAATGGTACTGCTAATGTTGCTCTTAGTGCATCACTTACTGCCGGTTGTATTGTTGATGCAGATATTAATGCATCTGCTGGAATTGATTATACTAAAATGGGAACAGTACCTACGTGGAATCAAAATACAACAGGAACAGCGGCGACCGTTACAACCCCAGCACAACCAACTATTACAACTGTCGGCACTCTTGCAAGTTTAACCTTAGCAGGTACAGTATGTTTTACCGGGTTAGCTAGTCATCCAAGTACACCTTCTGCAGGTTGGGTGTATTACAATAATGGTGATAACAAGTTAAAAGTATATAATGGATCAGCCTGGCAAGATTTAAATTAGGTTTATAAATGAAAACAACAGTTAAAGTTACAGACGATTATTATTTAAACGCCGCAAATGCTTGCACTTGCAGTTTAGTATTATCATGTACAACAAATTCTACAGGGGCAGGTATTGGAGCTCTTGTTGTTAATGGCGGAATGGCTGTAGCATGTGATGTTTGTATAGGTGGAAACATTAACGCAACAGGTAATATTACCGCGCAAGGAAACGTTACAATTGGTGATGCAGATACGGATCAGATATGCTTCGGCGGAGATATACATTCTGATATTATACCTAATGAAAGTGCATGTTATAGTTTAGGATCACCAACACAAGAATGGTATTGTGCATTTATTACTAATATTAGTACATGTACTATTACTAATTCATCTACTACAAATTCAACTAGTCCGACAACAGGTGCATTAATTACATGTGGTGGTTTAGGTGTTGCTTGTGATACTTGGCTTGGATGCAATCTAGTTGTTTGTGGTGATTTAACTGTTTGTGGATCACAATCAGCCGGTTCAAGTGCATCAAATCTTCATGCTACAGGCACAACAAACGCAACTAATACAACCACAGGTGCTTTACAATCATCAGGTGGCTTAGGTGTTGTGTGTGATGTTTATGCTGGCGGAAATGTTACTGCTACTTGTTTTGTTGGTGACGGATCAGCATTAACAAATGTTTCAGGCGGTGGTGGTGGTTCAGGATATTGGACATGTACTGGAAATAATTTAAGTTACGCAACAGGATATGTTTGTGTTACTGATACAACAAATTCAACTAGTACAGCCACAGGTGCTTTACAATCAACAGGTGGATTAGGTGTTGTGTGTGATGCTTGGTTTGGTGGTACAATTACTGTTCCAACAATGTGTGTTACTTCTTGTTTTATGTCAGTAGGCGCAAGTACAACAACTATATCTTCAGGTTCAAATATTGAACTTGATGCTACTAATAGGGTGCTTGTTACAGATACACCGTTTAGACTTGCAAGTTTTACAACTACTACTAGAAATGCATTAACAGCCGCAAATGGCGATTTAATTTACAATACAACAGATAATAAAGTACAAGCATATGCCAATGGTGCATGGGCGGATCTACATTAATGGATGAAAAAGAATATATTGTAACTCTTAAAAAAGGCGTTGAATACGATCAATTTAATCAAGAAATGATTGCCTCAACAGGCGCCGGCGACATACCTAATAGAACAGTAGATGTTGCTAATCCTAGACTAGCTTCACAACGAAATACCCACTATGCATTAACTAAAGAAGAAGCAATAGCATTACGTAATGATAGTAGAGTTATAGATGTTGAAATCCCACCACAAGACAGAGATGATATAGAAATTGGACTTACTGCAAGACAATCTGGAGATTTTACAAAAACTACTAGTGATTCTGGAAATTATCTTAATTGGGGTATGAGACGATGTATTGATTCTACAAACTCTGCATATGGCACAAACACAACTGTTTCAGGAGATTACACATATCATTTAGATGGTACAGGAGTTGATGTAGTTATTCAAGATTCTGGCTTACAAGTAGACCATCCTGAATTTAATGATGCTGATGGCTATAC